AAATGAAGCTTCTTTATGGTAGTAACTGATGTCTTTAGCCATGTTTTTAGCAACAATAGCTTTTAACTCATCAACTGTTTTATCCTTATTTTTAGGATCTTTCATTTCAGTGTAGTAACCCATTAAGAAAGTTTGACCATAAAGATTATCAATGTTTTTCTTATCTGTGTAGTCAAAATTCTTAGTTTCAAGATCAACTAATTCTTTTTCCATTTCTTTGTTGTCAATTTTTACATTAGCTTCAAAGATTTTAAACCAGTTTTTCTTTTCAATATGTTTTACTTCTTCTGATAAAATACTTCTGCTTTTTAAGATAGTAACAGCTGTATTATAATCAGTTAAAGGAGCTATTAATTCAGGAAACACACGACGAGCACTTTTCAAAAAGTCGTCTTTATTTCCTTTACCCTCTTTAATTAGGATATATTGTTGTTGTAATGTTTTTTCCATTTGTTATAAATATTAATAATAAAATAATACTGCCCCTGAAGATAAAGATGCACTGGTTATTATAAGGGGAATAGTAGTGCCAGCAGGAATAATCCAGTTTGTTGCTGCTAAACTATTGTTATTAGCATCTCTTAATCCTGTAAAAGTTGCTGATCCTGATACTACAGTAAAGCCACCAAAGCTTCCTGTTATTGAGGTTGTTGATACTATTCCGGTTGCGTTTACTGGTATATTTGCCATATTATTCTGGTTGTTTAAATAATTCTATAATGTCTTGTAGATATTCTGCTGCTAAGTCAGTACCATAAATAACAGCAAAACTTGGGTTTTGACTATATTTTCTAATGGTTTCTTTTTTAGCTTGTTGAAGCATAGGTATTAATTGATTTAGTTGTCTTTCTAAAGTATCAAAAGCTTCAACTCTTTTTGAAATCCATTCAACCATTGCTGGGTTAGTAATATTTTGATCTTTAACTAATTGGTTAACATCAAAATCTGCTTCCCATAATGGTTTTACATCAATACCTTTAGCTGCTTTATTTAATGCTTTTCTATCAACTAATTTATATTTGTAATCAGTAACATATTTATTTTTAGTAACTCCTTCAGGACCTGCTTTTGGACCTGGTCCAGGAGTAATACCTTTATCTTCTTTTACTTTTTTTCTAAAAGCATATTTAGTAGCATAGTTTTCACCTCCTGTACCAGAAGTAAAACCTGCTTGTCCAGCACCACCACCTACAGAAGACATTTCATCTAATTTATCTTTAATAGCAGCATATTGATCAGGATAGTATTTACGCAGATGTGTTCTAAAACTATTAAATACTTGCTTTAAATTATCATATACTTTTATTACTACAGCATCATCTTTTCCTCCTGGAGATTTAACTAGAGCTGATAAAGCATTAGTGGCATTATATAATTTTTCTAATGAATCTGTAAAACTAGCTAACTTAATAATTTTACTATTAACAGATCCAGTTTCAGGATCTACACTAGTAGTTTTAAAATAAGTTTTTAAGTCAGAGGAAAAGAAATCATTTTCCATATCTACAGGACCGTATTGGGTCTCTAATCTTTTAATTAAAGCAGGGTCAACCTCCTTTGGTTTAAGGATTTCTTTAGCTTCACCTAATTTATATTTAAAATTACCCATGTATTTTAGTTAATTCTTCTAATAATTCGTAATATTGTAAAAGGTTAACCAAATCATCATTACCAATTTTAGATACTTTATCTAAAGGAGTGATAATATTTTTTATTTCTTGTAACTTAATTTTAGTAGCTTTGTTTGCAACTTTAGAAGTTAATTCAGTTAAATGTAACTTAATTTCTTCTATTTTAAAATTATAAAATTCTCTTAGTTTTGGGGTTGAATCAACTGAGTTGATAAATTCTCTTAAAACTGATTTTTGATTATCGTTTAAATCAGCATATTTACCATTGAATTTTTCTAACATTACTTTGTATGTTAAAATTCTAAGATCTTTATCGTATGACTGAAATTCTGTCATTAAATCATCTTTTACTTTTTGTTTTTGAACTTGTTTAGAAGACAAATGTTCCAATAAAGCAATTTTGTTAGAAATAATTTGATCAGGATTAGATAAGTTTTCACTGTTATACACTTCTATTAATGTATATAATGAAGCATAAGCTTTATAATTAGGTAATTTAGTTTTAAAAAACTCTTCTAAATTATAATACTTCTGAATTTCATTAATTAGATTGTATTTTTGTCTTTTTAAAGCACCTCTATTTAAATCTTTAGAAGATTCAATTAAAGTAGTAATTACGGTTTCGGCTTTACCTTCAGTAATATGTTTGTATTTAGATAAGGATTCATATAGTTTATATTCTCTACCTAACTCTGTTTTAACAAAATATTTCTTTAATATGCCTGTTGCTTTAGAATCCTTACCTGATAAAGTATCTGCGGTAATTTGTCTAACCAAAAGTTCAAATAAAAGTCCCGTATTCTTATATTTAGAATGTTTAATATTCATTCCTAGTTTTTGTTATAAATATATAAAGATTTTTATTCTTTTAAGTTAGACTCATCTAATAATGATTCTCCACTATTAAATTTATTAAATACAATTTTTTTATCTAAAGACTCTAATAATGTTTTATTCTTTGCTTTAATTTCTAAAGCCAATGGTGAAACATCTTTTTTAGGTCTACCGTATCCTTCTTGGTCGTCATTTTTCATAGCATCTCTACCTAATCTATCACGACCAAACGCGTTATCTTGCGTATTAATATTAGATACTTTTTCTTTTGGTCTACCTAATGGTGCTTTTTCATCATATCCATCAGGTAACTCATTAGCTGAGTATCTTCCTCTACCGTATAGTGAAGCTAAGTCATGTGGTGTACCATATGATTTGCCTGTTTCTAAAGGATCATTTCCTTCTTCACCTATTTGTTTAAATCTAAAGGCTCGTTTTTGGTCTTGAGCAATTAAATCTCTCATTTCCTCATATTGATCTTGGCTGAAGTGGAATACATTTTCATAAATCCAGTCAGAAGAAACTAATTTAGTTTCAAGCATTTGAGCCGCTAAATCCATTTTTTCCTTCATTAAAGCGATACGTTCTTGATCATAAATAATAGAAGGAGTAGTTAATGATAACTCAAAATTAGTTAAACTATCAGCTGTATAACCTTGTGTATACAAATGTACTAAAGCAATTTTATATAGTTCTGAAAGTATAATACGTTGTAGTCTATCAATTGTACGAGCGAAGCGAATATCTTCCGCTGCTAATGTAGCTTTACCTTGTAAATTTTCATCATAACCCATAAATGCTTTAGGTACTTTAAGAGCAGCGAACAATTTGTTTCTTAAGTACTCAACATCAGCAATACCATCATAATTTAATCCGCCTAAGTTTTCAATTTTAGTTGAATTATCATTACCTCTAACAGGAATATAATAATCTTCCATTAGATTTTGTTGGTTATACTTTAAGTTATACTCACCTGTTTTTTCATCCATTAATGGAGTACGTTTCATAGTAGAAATAGTTTTTTGCATGAAATTTTCTACTTCATTTGGAGGAATAGAACCAACATTAATATAAAATATACGTCTATCTGGTGAGCGAGAAATTCTATGAATTAACATAGCATCTTCCATTAATGCATACTGTTTATAAATTCTACGAGCAGGCTCTAAATATGAACGACCATAAGGTAAATAGTTAACATCCGTCATTAAACGAAAATGTGCCATCTCATAGTTTTCAAAATAAATATTTTTTTCATCTCTTTGAGCATTTAAGTTAGGTGTAGGATAGTATCCTGAACTACCTCCATATATGCCTTCGGGTGAATATTTAAATCTTACAGCATTTGGATGTTCTCTATCATAATTTTCTTGTCTATCAATATGGTAAGCAGTAAAAGGAATAACATTATAAACACCAAATTTTTCAGCAATCTCTAATTTAAGAAAAAAGTCACCATATTTACACATTTGGCGAATCCAAGACCATAAGTTAAATTCAACATTTAATACATCATAAAATAAATTATAAAGTATTTGTTGTACATCCTCATCATTAGATCTAATTTGCAATACTTCACCCATTTCATTTCTAAGGGTAGATTCTTCTGATATAATATCAAGTGCTGAAGCAATAATAGCATCATTATCCATTACATCATAGTCCGAGTATAT